AGCAGGAGAAGTTAATTGTGCATTTAAACCTTGATTTGCGTATAACAAATAATAAGTTTTACTATTAGTAGGTCCGGGGCTAATATTATAAACGGGAACAGTTAATGTTTCATAGCTATTCGGAAACAATTTTTTAACGCTTAGTAAATCAGCTAAAGTTTGAATTCCTGGTGTGACGCACTGTAGTAATGCTAATACATCTCTCAACGGCTCATCAGTTATCAATAAAAAACTGCCGTATATTAATTGTTGAGTTCTTAATGATATCGTATCTACTTCCCCGAATGCTATATTGTTTATTTCAGTGCTTGACAATCCTACTGATAGCAAAGCATATACTAATTCTTCATTAAGTGCGCTGTTGTTACATAAAACTTGCAATAAATTTGATGGTAATCCAAAAGCATCTATTGTGTTTAGGTCTATAGCTTTTCCTAAATTAACTAAGTCTGCTCCAAAGTCTTTTGTAGCTAAACTAACTCCTGCGATTTCAGCCGTGATAAGGTCGTTCATATTGCTATATACTCCCTCTAAGAAAGTTTTAGAGTTGTGCATAGCATATATACTTTTGTTAGTACTTTCCATAAACGCTTGAGCACTTAGAAAAGAAGTTAAAAATTCTTTATATTCAGGAGTAGTTTGATTAACTACTCCGCCATTCCAATTAAATTCATTCCATGCTTGTAGTGTATATAATCTAACGTGACCCCATTGTGTTATAGATGTATTTGGATTGGTAGCGGCTACACCAGTATACGGTAACCATGATGCTTGTTGTCCTTGACCAGTGTTGCCGGTTAATGCATATCCACTGTTAGCGGGCCCAGGCAAAGAAGGTGCTACTCCTTTTTGTGCTCCATAGTTTTCTGCTAGAGTAGTCCAAGTGCCTGAAGGGTCTTCTACTTCATATGTTGGTGGTTTAGTGTTGGCTAACGAAGGAATAGAGTTTGCTCCTACGTTTATTAGGTTATCATAAGTATCAGTTGATGATGTTCTACTAACCAAATTTCGCACATAAGCATCATTAATCCCCCAAGTGTGTAATCTTAGTACAGTGTCTTGTACTAAATTCCCAAAAACATAATCATTATTTGTTTTAGAAATTCCTGCTACATTGGTAACAACAGAGTTTATGCCCATGCCCTGATTGTTCAGTATAGCACCCTGAAGATTTACCCCTAACGGACTTTGTTTTCCTGTTAAACTCATGATGTAAGTACGTTAGGGCTACCAGTAATCATTTTGTGACCACAAGAAGATATTGAGCCTAATCTTGCTACAGGTCTACCTTCAACAAATACTGTTGGACTACCGGTAATTATTTTTGATACAGCATGTCTGGGCCCCTTAATATGAGGTGTAAGCATATTACCCATGAGTGCTACTGGTAAAAAATTAACATACACTGTTCTAGAGGTTGCTATAACTTTTCCTAAACCTGTATTTATATCACCCATTTTGCAAATCGGTTTCATAACGTAATCCTTATCCTACTAAAATTTTCTTTTCTGGTACTTTTATTCCAGAAACTGCTTCTGAATATTTGGTTTTAATATTATATTCTGTTTCGCATATAATTGCAATGCTATTTCTATTTAGCGTAAATTCTCCGCTTGGATTTGCAGTAAACACACTAGGTACTAATCCCATACCCTGAGGCCCGGGTGCTACCGATACTGGCTCTGAAATGATCAGATATTCAGGTGTTACTTTTTTAACTCTAGTAATCAATTCTTCTCCTGAGTTTAACTTGATTGAAAAAATCTCATTTTCTTTAATATTCATAAATTTCCTTAGTTGTTAAGTTTTTGTCTTAGTTCAGTAAATCCGCCCACATATTGATCGTCTAGAAAAATCTGTGGGACTGCTCTTGCTGTAGGAACTGCTTCTAACAGTTGTTCTTTAGTCCATTCAGCACCTATCTTTCTTTCTTCAAATACTATTCCCTTCATGGTTAGTAACTGCTTTACTTGATCGCAATAACTACAGTTTGACTTACTCCATATAATTGCTTTTTGCATTATGATATCCTTAAGGCAACGGGCCAGATACCGGGAATGTCACATCGAGAGGAGCTTCAGTTAACATAGTAGTACCGTCAGGAATAGACCCGCCTCTAAGATTTTCATTGATAGGACCATAACAATCGGCAATCTGAACTCCATTGATTACTTTACCTAAAACACAATCCATTGAAAACATATTACTGCTATTTGCTTCTTTGCTACTAATGTATAATCTTGGAGTAGCTGTTTGTACACTCCAAGTAGGGGCCATGGGAACTTGACCGAGCGGGGCAAACAAAGACCATACATGTCCTGATTCTAAAGGTTCGCATGAACCCTGCATATTACCACCGAGTACATCTGCAACAGCAGATCCGGTCATTACTGGACATTGAGCTACAGCTTCATTAAACTCAGCCGTACCAGTAGGTGTATTTACTGTAATAGTTTTTCCTGTCGGGGTAGCACCTGAAGCTCCGCAGAACGCAAATTGTCCTGTACATACTTCGTATCTAGCGGCTTGTGCAGTTACGCTAAAAAATATTAAAAATAAAATCATAAGTTGTTTTTTCATTTAAATCTCCGGTTAAGTGTGATACTTGTATTTATAGTGTTGTTACTTGGATATTGCGTATGTTCCAGTATGAGCCAGTGTTATTACACAATGCACCCCAGCCATCAGAACCATTCCACCATGGACTATTACCAGGGCCTTCTGGACTGTACCCTTGCCAAAACGAAATCTCAATCCAGTAACCGTTTTGCATAGTAGTAACTAAATCAGACAGATCAGGTGTTTGACTGCCATTAGCGCCATAGCCATCACCGGTATCATATACTACGATACTAATAGAACCTTGTTCATAGGTCATAACCATTCTAGGTATATCATATGTAAAAGTTGCAATAATATCAAATGGCTTAGACATATCAATACTAGTAATATCATGTAATCCTACTGTAGGACTATTCTTCATATTTGCAGCATTAAAGTTAGAATCAGTTAACGCAGGCGCTGCATATGCATATTCAAAACGCTCAGGAGCTGAACTTCCACCATTGCCTAAATGCAATGTTGTTTGAAACAACTTGTTGCCGTTTGTTTCCATAAGATCAATTTCTCTGCAATTTCGTTCAGGATGCGAATCGGCACCTGTACCAGCGTCACAATATGATCCAGTATGATCTGCGGTTGCTTTAGGCTGTGTTTGTGGATCGTTTGGATTTTGTATAAAGTATACAGACGCATTTACATAATCATTTGTCAGATTGCTCAAATCCACAGTGGCTCTAAATTCAGTAATATTAGCATAACTTTGCGTAGATACTACTCTACCTGCTTGACATTGATCTCCTGATCCAAAAAATACAGAGTTACCACTAATAGTGGGTTCACCTTTATCAGTGCAACTCTGACTGTAATCTAAGTCAAATGTGGGTGTTTCAGTTTTTGGACCAGTACTTTGTTCTAACGAGTTTGGCTGACAGGCTACTAATACTGCCGTGATGCCTAACATAACTAACATTTTATTCATTATATTTTCCTTTTATAAATCGGGTAATTCATCATAGTTTACGTCATTAGACATAATTCCTATAACATAGTTTGTGCTTTCGTTTTCTTGTAGTGCAGTTTGTTTGTTACTTGTTGACGAGTGCTTATTAAACCAAGGAATTGGAGTAGACTTAGGAGCACTAGACTGATACTTAATACCTATTTCTTTTAACGCATTCATAGCAGTATAATCTACGAACTCTTTTAAAATATTAGCATTGAGGCCAATAACCGGGCCTTTCTTAAACAAGTAATCCGCCCATGCTTTTTCTTCTCTGATCACATCCATATAAAGAGCATAAACTTCTTGTTCGCATTCTTGTTTAGCTTGAGCAAATCTTGGATCTTCTTTTACTACTTGGTTAATGATATAAGCAGTCCAATCTTTGTGTAAAATTTCATCTTGTAAGATCAAGCTAATAATGTTTCCATTACCAATAAAAATCTTGTTCTCAACCATTGCTAATGAAGTAGCAAAAGATACCATAAATCTAAATGCTTCAAGTGCGTAAGAGGCGTTTAGTGCCATCCAAATAGCTTTGATATGTTCTTTTTCGTCAATCTTGTGACCTAGCTCTTTTTTACAGTTAAGCACATGTAGCTTGTCATAGTATTGACCTACGCTTGACGCCATATCAATAATTTCTTGCGTGTCATGAATAGTGTTAAAAACGTCTTTTGGTACATTGTAAATATTACGAATAATATGACTATAACTTCTGCTATGAATATTTGTCTCAAAAAAAGTCCAATTGTAAACTAATGCTTCTAGTTCAGGTAGTGAAATAACAGGAGTAAAGATTTGACTGGGTCCTCTGCCTTGTAAACTATCAAGTGCAGTTTGTCTTAAAACATTGCTAGTAAAAATATGTTTGACCGCGTCACTGGCATCTTTGAAATCTTGTGCATCTTTCGTTAGTGAAACTTCTTCGGGGATCCAAAAGAAGCCTCTAGCAGTTTCTTCCAGCTTGGCAATTTTGGGATACTTAAATTCTTCAAATCTTTGAATAGTTACCGGACCTGCGGGATCTAAAAACATCTTTCTTGACAAGTAATCTGTTTTTGTTTCTAAGTTATACTGTTGTTTTGACATTTATCAATCCCCGAAATGTTGTTTAAGTGCGTCAAGTTTGTCTTGATATTCTACTAATTGTTGAATTTCTTTTTCAATAGCACTCATAAGATCAGTGTGATCGTG